GGGCCCGAGCGGCGCGCCCCAATCGGCGGTCTGCTGGGCGGCGGTGTAGAGGACCGAGCTCGTGTTGCTGGTCAGCGTGCGCTTGACCGCAGCGCCGTCGAGGATCTGGACGTCGTAGCTTTCCAGATCCTCGGCCAGCGGCACCTCGACCTGCTCCCAGGCATCAGCCACCAGCGCGCGGGACCGGCGTGTCCAGCGTATGGTCAGATCGCCCGGGATGCGCGCCGTGCGCCAGGGCTGTTCGACATGGACCGGGGCAAAGGGGACAAGCCCCCGGCCAGTGGGGGTGAAGCCCAGCGCGGCATAGCTTGCGTCACTGACCGCACGCGCAGCCGGGCCGACCCGCCAGTTCCAGGGCAGACCGAGATCGGCCTCGGCGATGGGCAGCGATGACAGCGCGGTGTCCAGAACCACAACTCGCGCGCCAGCCGGTGTCGGATTGCCCATGGCATGTTCCGTTCCGCGCTGGCCTCGCAACAGGCGGGTCAGGCGGTACCGGCCGGGGGCGATCAGTTCGGCTCCGCCCACCTGGACGATCTCCCACACACCTGCTGCGGACTCGACCGCCAGTGCGTTCGCCCCGCCGAACAGCGCGACGTCGGTCACGCTTTCCAGCGTCCCCGACAGGAGATCGACGACCAGCGCGTTGCCCAGATCGAAGCGCGAGGTCGGCCCCGGAAAGAAGTCGAAGGCCAGCGTGCCGATCCGCGCGCGACTGCCGAAGGTGGTCAGGAGGTTGAAGCCATCAGTGGATGCGCTGCGGAAGACTGCGATCTCGCCCGGCCAAGGGCTGGCATGCGCCGCGATCCAGGGGCGATGCGCCGCGACCTCCTCGCTGATCTGCGGCAGGTCAAGCACCACCACCTCCGGCGTGCCGAAGACGACGGGGCTGGAAAGCGAGGCCGGGCGGGGATCGCCGGGCGGCAGGTCATAGGCGGCACGGTCCTGGCGCACCGCCTCGATCCCGCGCGCTTCGGCATCTGCGACGGAGACGAGGCGGAACTCGACCTCGCGACCATCATGCGCGAGCCGGATCACGTCGGCGGGATCGAGAGCGAGCCGCGAGGGCGGAAGGCGGAATGTGGCACTTTCCCGACCAATCCAGGCTTCCATCAGCGCGCGGCGGCAGCGGCGTTCCGCCTCCTCGGGCGGGATCGCCATGGGGAAGCTCTCGGAGGCGATGCGTGTCGTGTCGACGGTGATGCGGCGGGCCTCGACAAGCGCTGCGTCATAGTCCTCATCCGCCCGCGCGACCTGCCACTTCAGCGCCTGCGGCAGTTCGGTCTCCTGGCCGCGGGTCAGTTCGAAGGCCTCGCCCTCGCGGGTGGCGACCAGATCGTCGATGGACAGTGTGGCGACCGAGGCGCGGCCGCGCATGACGAAGCGGATGAAGCCTTCGGTCTCGATGGCATCGAAGCCAAAGTGGCGTGCCAGCGTGGAAATCGATGCGCGCGGGCTTTCGAGGGCCCCGATCACATAGCCCTCGACCGCGCCCCAGAGGCCGGAGACGTCGATCAACGCCTCGTCGAGCCCCGCACGGACGCAAAGGTGGCGCACCAGCGCGGCGAGCGACACCGCGCCCAGCCGCCCGGTCAGCCAATGGCCGAGGCGCCAGTTCGGCCCGTCTGTCCAGACGCCAGTCAGTTCCGGAAAGAACGGATAAGGCCTCGCATCCCAGGTCCAGGCGGCGCATTCCGGGACATGGACCATCCGGCCGCCGTAGACGGACGACGTTGGGTTGTTCGTGCTCTCGCCCCACCAGAGATAGCTGGCCTCGAGATAGGCGCGCTGGATCGCGTCATCGCGCCAGCCGCGCGAGAAGTACGGGGTGAAGCTCTCCGACGACTTCGGGTCGAAGAAGACGTTCGGCTGGTTCGTCCCCCGGTCGATGGCGGGGCAGCCCAGTTCGGTGAACCAGACCGGCTTCGACTGCGGTACCCATGCCGTGGGCGTGCCACTCTCGACGCCGCCCGGCCGGTTGAAATGCGGGTTAGACCACCAGGCCCGAAGATCCTTGTAGCGAAAGACCCAAGGCTTGCCCGCGGCGCCGTCGGAGATCGAGGTGCGAACCTGCACCGAGCGATCGGCGGCGCTGGCATAGAACCAGTCAAAGCCTTCGCCCCCTGCGATGTTCGCCTGCAGGTAGCCCCGGTCGTGGATCGCCGCCCAGCCTGCCAGCGCATCTGCATGGTCGAAGCCGTCGCGCCAGTCGGAGAGCGGCATGTAGTTGTCGATGCCGATGAAATCGATGTTGGCGTCCGACCAGAGCGGATCGAGATGGAAGAACACATCCCCTGTCCCGTCACCCGGCTGGTGGCCGAAATACTCCGACCAGTCCGAGGCGTAGCCGACCTTGGTGCTCGGCCCGAGGATCGTCTTCACATCCGCCGCCAGCGCCTTGAAGGCGGTGACCGCCGGGTAGGCGCTGGCGCTCGACCGGATCGTCGTCAGGCCCCGCATCTCGGTTCCGATCAGGAAGGCATCGACCCCGCCCGCGACGGCGCAGAGATGGGCATAGTGCAGGATCATCCGGCGCAGGCCCCAGTCGCCGGAGGGGCCGGTCCAGCTGACACTGTCGCCCGACACCGCAAACTGCGCAGGGGTAGCCGCGCCGAAGAAGGCCGAGACCTGCGTTGCGGCGGCGGCAGTCTTGTCCGCAGTCCCGGCATAACCTGCTGCCGGGGAACAGGTGATCCGGCCCCGCCACGGGAAGCTGGGCTGGCCCGGCGTCACGGCATTCACGCTGTAGGGGTTCGGCAGCGTGTTGCCGGGCGAGATGTCCATCAGCAGGAAGGGATAGAAGGTGACGCGCAGCCCGCGCGTCTTCATCTCGCGGATCGCCTGCACCACCGCGAAGTCGGCAGGCGTGCCGCCATAGACCGGCCGATCCTCGGCGTCACGGCTGACGAGGTGCGCGTTCGTCCGCGCCACGCCGTTGACCGTCCAGACCTTGGGGCTGGTGACCTTGGTCGCGACTTCGACGCCCGGTTTGATGGTGCAATTCCCGGAACGCAGGTCATTGCCGAACCACGCGACGACGAGGCTCACGCTCCCCACGGCCGGGGCCATGGCCTGCAGCCGATCGAGGGCGACGACGATGTCGGCCTCGTCGGGCAGCGCGTTCAGGTTCTCGGCCGAGGTCGTGCCGCCCGTGGTCTGGCCGAACACCGTGGTCGTGGCGCCCACGGTCTTGCGGACAGCTTCCGTCGCATAGGTGAACTCGCCCGAGGCGGGGATCATGGTCACGGCTTTGACCAGCCCCTCGGCTGTGTCGGGATCCGCGAGCGGCCGGAACACCTCGAAGGACAGTTGCGGCAGGCGGTTGCCGTAGGTGGAAAGCGGCAGTTCCTCGAAAACGACATAGGCGGTGCCACGAAAGGCGGGGGTGTTGGCCGCCCCCATCTTGGCAGCAATGAACGGGTCGGCGGCTTGGGTCTCGCTCCCCGGATACCAGCGCCAGGTGATCCCGGTCATGGCGAGCGGCTTGCCATCCGCCCAGATGCGGCCAATACCGGTAATCGGGCCCTCGCAAAGCGCCACAGCGAAACTGGCATAGTAGAGGTATTCCGTCGTCTGGACCCGGCCGCCGCCACCGCCCTTGCCGCCTCCTTGGATGGTGGTCCTGGTCTCCTCGCGAAAATCGGTCGCCCAGATGATGTTGCCACCGATGCGCATGCGGCCGTAGAGGCGCGGGATGATCGCCCCCTCGGTCGCGGACGTGATCCGCAAGCTGTCGAGGCGCTGGCCCTCGATCTTCTGCGCCGGGGCGAGCGAGGAGACGATCCAGCTGTCCACCACCGACCCGATGGTGGAGCCGATGAAGCCACCGATGGCGGCCCCGGAGAAGCCGAGGATCGCGCCGCCGAACGCCCCGCCGATGGCGGAACCGACGGCGCCGAGGACGAGCGTGGCCATGAGAGGGTCTCAGCAAGCAGGGAACAGGAAGGTGAAGGCGATCTTGCGCGCCCAAGCGGGCGTCAGCGGTTCCTCGATCACGCCGAGGCGTTCGTAGGCGTGAACGAAGGTGTCCGGGCCGGTGAGGATCCCGACATGCTTGGCAATGGCGCGGGGCATCATGCGGAACAGTATCATCGCACCTGGTGAGGCGTCGGACGGTGCGACCTCCGGCATCATCGCCCGCGCCCCCTCGGCCAGCGCTTCGCGCGGCCCCGTCTCGCCCCAGTCCCGGCTGTAGGGCGGGATCGGGAACGGTTCCGGCCCGACCAACTCGCGCCAGACGCCCCGTGCCAGGCCGAGGCAATCGCAGCCGACCCCGCGCAAACTGGCCTGGTCGTGATAGGGCGTGCCAAGCCAGGACCGGGCAATGGCGATGACGCGGGCGGACTCGGCGGTGTTCACAGTACCGCCCCCTCGTGCCCGCCATCCTTGGTGGCATAGCGCAGGACCGCGTCCTGCCCGGGGATGTGCGGGAAACCCCGGAAGTTGGCGACATTGGCGAACTTCGCGCTGCAGGTCGCCATCCGCTTGTCACAACCCGCCCGAACTACGAAGGCATCTGCCGTCGTGATAGGTCGTACTGGCGCCTCCAGCAGGGTCAGGATCGCCACGCCGTCGACGAGGTCATGCGACAACACCTCGACGCGCCGACTGGCGTTCGCGCCGGTCGACCACTCCACCAGCCCGAAAGCGAACCAGCCTGCCGAGAAGGTGGCGAGGCCGGATGCCGTGAAGGCCCTATCCCGCAGCACATCAATGACCGCACCGCTCCCCTTGAAGGCCGGTGCCTCGAGGTGCACGCCGCAGCGCGCATCGCCCAGCGCGGCATCGCAACTCGTCTGAAATGTCCGCCCCACGGTCTGGCCGAGGACATGGGCTAGGCTCCGCACCTCGGCCACGAAGGCCAGCCGCCCGCGCCGGATCTGACCGATGGCCCCGCGCCGTAGAAGCACGCGCTGCGAAGGGTTTGCCCAGTTCACCCGCCAGACCTCGACCGCCGCATTGTCCCATCGACCATCGAGGATGTCGGTCTCGGTGATCCGGTCAGACGACAGCACGCCTTGGGCATCCTGCGCATCGACCGAGAGGTCGGAGCCGAATCGCACCTCTGACGCCGTCAGCCCGCTTTCCGGTTCGAATTCGGTTCCGTCGAACGATAGCGTCCTGTCGTGGTCCGTGAAACCGAAGGTCACGCCATCGGCACGGGTGATGCGCCAGCACCAGGCGAGCGTCGTAATGCCATCGTCGAGATGGGCCTGCAGCGCAGGGTTCAGGGCTTTCATGTGCGGATTTCCACGAGGGGAATCGAGGTGATCGACCCGAGGCGCTCGAGGTCGAGGGTGACGTCGAGGGCGTCGGTGTCGAAGCGGACGGGAACGTCGAATTCGAAGCCTGCGGTGATGGCGACGCCTGGGGCCGGGGCGGTGGTGAAGGTGATCAGGCCCGTCGCGGTCGAGACCGACCAGCCAGAAGCTTGCGGCGTGCCGTTCAGGGCGATGGTGATGGTGCCGGCGACGGGCTTTGTGATGGCCCGCGTCC